GTAGAATTTGCACAAGTGTTAGGATTACCTAAACTACAGTTTGAGAAATACAATGGCCAACGTGTTTGGAATGATTGGTCTTTGAGAGTATATGATAAAGCAAGAAACATGCTTAAACATCCAGATGATGCTTACAAAGAAGAAAGAATTAAGCGTGTAGTATTTGCAAAATACAGATTAATAATAGAAGCTTACGAAGAATTTAAAGAAGATCATAGAGTAGATTTTACAGATATGATTGAAGAGTACATAGAAAACGGCGTACCGCCTAGACTTAAAGTTTTAATTGTAGATGAAGCTCAAGATTTAACACCTTTACAATGGAAATTGATTTATAAATTAGCTGCGTTTAGTCAAAAGATATTTTTAGCAGGGGACGATGACCAGGCGATCTATGAATGGAATGGTGCAGATGTAGAAGAGTTTAATGAGTTTCCAGGTAGAGATTATATATTAAGAAAATCATACAGGATTCCTTCAGACATACACGACTATTCACAGTATATTGCAAGTTACATTCACGGTAGAAAACGTAAAGAATTCATACCACAAAAGAATGTAGGTAGCATAAATACTTATAATAGATTGAAAGACATACCATTCAGCGAACACGGATCATGGATCATGTTAGGTAGAACTAATGACATAGTAGATGAACTAAGAACGAAAGCAAGAGAAATGGGATTATTCTTTCAAGACTCAAAAGGTAGAAAATCATTTGATCTTAACAAATGGAAAGCAATACAAATTTGGTTACGTTTGATGAAAGGCGAAAGTATAGATAGAGAAGAAGTTCAAATTATATACACATATATAAACGAAATAGGATTTGGTTGGCGAAACATAGAATCTAAACGATGGTACAACATACATAATAGCCAAGAATTAAATTATGATTTTTTAAACGTTTGGTGTGGTCTTGGTTCATTAAGAAAACCATGGACAGAGGTATTTAATAGAAATTTTCCAGAAAAAGAAAAGTTTTATTTTGAAAAACTTATTGATTCTGGCATAGATATTGTTAAAAATTCAGAGATGATAATTGATACGATACATTCGATCAAGGGTGGCGAAGCTGATAACGTAATTATTTACGAAAAAACTAATTGGATAGCCTCAATACAAAATAAAGTTGGTATAGATAGAAGCTCAGAATACAGGGTATGGTATGTTGGTGTGACTAGAGCAAAACAAAATATTCATATATTAAGGAGTAATAGTGAGTATTTTTTTCCACTATCTAGAATGTTAAATGAAGTAAGGAGAGTAAAACATGTCAGCTGATTTAAGAATATTGTCATTAGGCGCAGGAGTTCAAAGTTCAACACTTGCATTGATGATAGAAAAAGGTGAAATACCTATGGTAGACTATGCATTATTTTCGGACACTGGGTCAGAGCCTGCAAAAGTATACCAATGGTTAGAATGGTTGACTACACAATTGTCTTATCCAGTAAATATAGTGTCTGCTGGGTCATTGAAGGAAGGTATGGTTAAGTCTAACGAAGGAACCTATGTAAGAGGATCTACAGTTCCAATGTATGTTAGGCATAAGATAACGGGTAAAAAAGGTATACTCAGACGTATGTGTACCGCAACATATAAAATAGAACCTGTCACAAAAGAAATAAGAAGATTACTTGGTGTGGGTTATAAACAAAGAGTTCCAAAAGATAAAAAGGTGCAACAAATATTTGGTATATCTAAAGATGAATCTATTAGAATGAGAGTATCTCAATACCATTATATTGATTTTGAATATCCATTAATTGATAAGAGGATGTCTAGAGCTGATTGTATTAAATGGATGAAAGATAATAACTTCCCCGAACCACCAAGGTCTGCATGTACGTTCTGTCCATATCATTCTGATGAAGAATGGTTACGTATAAAAACAGAAACACCTGATGAGTTTGAAGAAGTGGTACAGTTAGATAAAAAACTTAGAACAGGTTTTAAAGGATGTAAGCCTGAAGAGAACAATTATTATTTACACAGGTCTGGTAAACCATTATCTGAAGTTGATTTTAAAAAGAAAAATGATAAACAAGGAGATCTATTAGAGGGTATGGATATGGAGTGTGAAGGAATGTGTGGAGTGTAATATGTTTAGAAAATTAATATTAGATGCATTAGAAGATAGATACAATTCTCAAATAAGTGAGGCAGAGGCAACATTAAAAATATATTTAGAAAAACCTGTAGCAATTGGAGAGCATCCTCAACATGTCGATGAGGCAGATAAATTAATAGAGAAAATTGCAAATGCTGAGGAAAAATTAGAAACACTTAGGGCTTTTAGATTATGATAACAGATGATGATTTTAAGGAGGCGTTCCCCTTAGACCACCAAGAAGGCGGTGAACACTACAAACATTTACCTATTCAACCTTTTACTTTCTGTAGAAAAAACAAATTAAATACGACTCAATCTAACATAATTAAATATGCATCTAGATTATATACAAAAGGGGATCCTATTGAACAATTGAATAAAATAATCCATTACTGCCAACTTGAAAAAAATTTTCTACAAAATGACAAAGGTAATAAAAAAACAAATAAAAATAAAAAAACATAAATTCAATCTAGAAGTATATCCTGCTTTAGAAAGCACTAAGGACATTACTTGGGAAATTTTTCCTATTGGATACAAAGCTGCACTTTACGCTTTTAGTAATAAAGATCAGTTGAACAAACATATAGAGGACAATTACATTTATGAGCCAACAAATAAACTTAACGTACCGAGAAAGTTCAGACTGGAAAACACCAACTAGTTTTCCTGATCTTAAAACTGCTAAAGAAATAGCTATTGATTTGGAGACAAGAGATCCAAACATCAAAGATAAAGGGCCTGGATGGCCTACTATGGATGGTAATATAGTAGGAGTGGCTGTAGCTGCAGATGGTTTTGTTGGATATTATCCAATTGCACATGAAAATGGATCAAATATGGATCTTAAAATGGTGCTTGATTGGATACAGGATATAGTTTCAGGGCCTGGAGATAAGATATTTCATAACGCACCGTACGATGTGGGATGGTTAAGGGCTCACGGCATACGTATCAAGAATGGTAGAATTATAGATACAATGATAGCTGCTGCTTTGGTAGATGAAAACAGATTTTCTTATTCACTTAACGCGTTAGGTTTTGATTTATTAGGAGAAACAAAATCAGAATTAGAATTAAAACAGGCTGCTGATGATTGGGGAGTAAATGCAAAAGGTGAGTTATATAAATTACCTGCTAAATTTGTAGGAGCTTATGCTGAACAAGATGCATCACTTACATTAAAACTTTGGCAGTATTTAAAAACAGAAATTACAAAACAATCTTTAACTGATATTTTTAACACTGAGATTGAATTACTTCCTATATTAATTGAAATGAGAGCTGTAGGTGTAAGAGTAAATTTACAAGAGGCTGAAAAATTAAAAAAAGAATTTGTTTTGAAAGAAGATAAAATACTTTTAAAAATTAAAAAAGAAGCTGGTGTTGATGTAGATATTTTTGCTGCAAGATCTATTGCAAAAGCTTTCGACAAATTAAAAATAAAATATCCTTTAACAGAAAAAACAAAAGAACCTAGCTTTACTGCTAACTGGTTGTTGAACTGTGAATTTCCAATTGCAAAATTTATTAGAGAAGCAAGAGAAGTACATAAATTCCATGCAACTTTTATTGATTCAATCCTTAAATTCCAACATAATGGGAGGATACATGCTGAAATACATCAACTAAGAGGTGATGGAGGAGGCACTGTGTCAGGTAGACTCAGTTATTCTAATCCTAATCTTCAACAAGTACCAGCTAGAAATAAAGAATTAGGAACAAAGATAAGGTCTTTATTTAAACCTGAATCTGGGTTACAATGGGGTTCGTTTGATTATAGTCAACAGGAGCCAAGACTTGTAGTTCATTATGCATCTTCAATTGGTTTTCCAGGATCAGACAAACTAGTAGAGGCTTATGAAAAAGAAAACGCAGATTTCCACCAAACAGTTGCAGAAATGGCAGGAATCCCCAGATCTCAAGCAAAAACAATTAACTTGGGAATCTTTTACGGTATGGGTGCGAGAAAACTTTCCAATGAGTTGGGAATCCAAACCGACGAGGCCAAGTTACTTTTACAAGAATATAATCAGAGAGTACCATTTGTCAAACAACTAGCAAATAGGTGTATGGAATCTGCAGAAAAGTATGGATCTATACGGACCATAAGAGGTCGTAAATGTAGATTTGATAAATGGGAACCTATGGCTTGGGGTTTATTTAAATCAGAAACGTATGAAAGTGCGATTGAAAAGTATGGTAAAAATAATATCAAACGAGCGGGAACTTACAAAGCTTTAAATAGATTAATACAAGGCTCTGCAGCTGATCAAGTAAAAGTTGCGATGATTGAATGCTATAAGGCAGGTTATTTACCATTGATACAAATACATGATGAATTATGTTTTAATGTAAGACCTGCAAAAGATGCTGATGAAATAAAAAAAATAATGGAAGATTGTATTAATGAGTTAAAAGTCCCCTCTTTAGTTGATGTTGCTATCGGAAAAGATTGGGGATCGGCACATGATTAATGTTGGGACCTGTCCTAATTGTAATGAGGTAGTCCCCTTTGAAACAACAGATAAAAATAATATTTACAAATGTCCTTTGTGTAAAGAAGATGCAAGACAATACGTTAATGGAAAAATTTTATATTCTAAAATAATTTGGGATTTAGAAGATGGTGAACAAAAGGATTAAAAGAGGGCATAAAACCCTTACACCAAATTAATGATTTTGAAAAAAATGTTAGTAAAGACTAAGTATCTGTTTTGTCTTCGTCTTTATCTACATCTAAAAGACCTAATCTAGCGTCAATCTCACTTTGTTCGTTGATTTTTACCCTTAGATTTTTGATCTTTATGTCTATCCACTTCATGTCAGTAGTCACCCTACCCTGAGCTAACGCTTTGTTGGCCCATTGTGACTCCAACTGCAGTTTCTCCGATATTAACTTTTGTAACATCGTTGACCTCCTCGTAAGTAACAAAACAACGATTTGGATCACAGAATCCTTCATCTTTCGGTTTTATTTTACCTTCAAAACCTTGTTTAAAGAACTCAACTAAAGCCCCAAAATCGTCGTCAGCTTTAACTTCAGCATCGTAATACTTGCTTTTATAACGAACTTGTATACGATACGTCTTCATGTATGTAGATTAATGAAAATGGGAGAAAAAGTCAAGTACTATGCAGGATCGCCCTTTTTATCACTGTTTGGTACTGCTCTGCATTCAAATTTTACAACTATTTTGTTATTTTCTACGTATTCTTTGTCAAATTCTTCTGTTTCTTCTAACGATTTAAAGGCATTGTAGGCAACTCTATAACCCATTTCAACACAATCAGAATGACTATAAAAAGTATACCCTGGTATAAAATTACTAGGGCAATCATTGGATACCATGCTGCACATGTATAAAACTAATATATATTTCATAAAGCCACCATACGAGTTATTTTATTACTTGACAATCATAGTGTCAACACTATATTCATGGGATATGAAAAAAATGGTAGCTGAACAGGTAACTGTAGATCATAAATTACGAACTAACGACCACGGATCAGGGCTTGGTTTAACTGATGGTAATACCAAACGTTTCTCAGTTGAAATAGACAGGGACTCAAAACAAATAAAATTATTTGTAGGTACAAAACCAGAGGATGTGATAACTATGGATGATCACACAAGACTTGAAAGAATCTTTAATACTTTACTTAGCACCGTAAAACAAAAAATTACTTTTTGGAAAGTAAATTAGATGAATGTATATAGTTGGAAAGAGCTGAATGCAAAAGTTGATGGTTTCATTAAATCTGTAAAAGAATCAGAATTTAAAGATGATGCCTTTATTGATATCATTGCTGGACGTATGGCAGAACTTACATTAGTGGTAGGTGAAACTGGATATCATTTATTTGATAAAACAATTGCCAAAAGGATAATAGATGCCGAAATTAAAAAATCATGAAACTTTTGTTGATTTTAGTCGTTTTGTTTGTTTTGTTATGGCTATCTTTTCCGCGCACGATTTCAATCTTAGTTCTAGCTCTATTGATAGGTTTGACATGAGTTTAGGTAAAGATGTAGATCATAATCACCCAGTAATTAAATGGGTAAAAATGTTGATGGAGAAGTATGATATCTCTGATTTGGTAGATGAGCATATTGTAGGTGAAGATCCACCGCTTAATGATGCTGAATGTTCTAAAAGATTAAAAAATTTTTTCGAGGCTTTTGAAAAACAAACTGGATATAAACCAGAACAAGCTATTAAAGATATACGTAGTTTTATGAATTAACAAGTTAATGATTATTAAAAATATAAAATTAAAAAACAAACACATGATATTAAAAACATTACAAACAATTGCATATGTTAAACATGATTTAGTTGAAGAAGGAGGATCTACTTACAATTATAAATTAGGATCTAAGATAAATAACTTTAAAAACATAATTAACAATTTTAAAAAGTTAGCTGGTACAAAGTACTATGTCTTAGATTTTTGGTCTAATGTTTACAAAAAAAATGGATATGTAAAAAAACATAATCACCACGATCCAAACAGTAATTTAAAAGATACAAAACAATTGTCAGGAGTTTATTATTTTCAACATCCTGATGATTCTAATTTAATCATAGAAGATAAAAATATACCTGTAAAAGAAGATGATTTTATTTTGTTTGATAGTAAATTGAATCATTATACTTTACCTAATAAATCTGAAAAAGAAAAAATAGTATTTAGTATTAATTTAGCACATAAGGAGAAACAATGACAAAAGAGAACGAAGCAAGAGCAAAAACAAAAAGGATAGTAATTCAATTAGAAGATTGGATTGATAACATAGAAGCTTGGGAAGAAAACATTTATGCATTTATGGTGTATGGAAAAGATCTTTTAAAGTTTATGACAGAGCAGCATCCTGAGACTAAAAAGGCATTTATGGATATGCGAAAAACACCAAAAGGTAAAATGGAAAGATCTCCAGATTATCCTTGTATGGTTAGTTTTACGGATGGTGAATACTTTGAACAACAAATTGATACTAAAGTGAAACAGGCTGAGATTAAAACTTTACAAGAAATGAGAAGGCCGTATGGTTGATCAAACTTTAGATGAAGTAAGGGCGGTGCAAGAATCCAACAAAGGCCGACGGCACCAGGAGATTAAGAACGCTTATAAAAGAAAAATTTCTGGGTTTATTAAAGATTGTTCTGTCCAAAATCTAGAAAAAATAGTAACACTAATTGAGAAAGAGGAGGATAAGTTATGAACATAATGAGGCATAAATCAGTTGCGGTACGCAAACCAGACTATGATGTTTTGAAAGGATTATGTGGCAAGGAACACAGAGGGCCTAGCCAATACATATCGTTATTGATTAAAAAGGAAGTTGAACGACGGGCGAAGGATCGTAAAATGACTCCAGAAGCTTATGTTAAGAAGATTCTAAGCGATAAAAAATAGCACTTGTATTAAAATACAATTAAGAGTATAAGCGAGATAGTTGACGTACAACTATAAAAACGAATTATTTTCTATTTACATTTTTCATTTTAATAACAATAATTTAAGAGTATTTGTGGCTGAACTAGACAACGCAATAAAACTAATCGCTTCTCGTACCAATCGAGAGGAGTTTAATAAAATAAAATCTGTAATGTACGGATTGTTTTGTGGAGCTAGTTTTGGGTTTGATGATAGTGGCATGGCCTTCAGAGTCCACCTTGATCAAATTCGTAACAAAACCGATAAGGAGAAACTTAATGCGAGAGTATTACGCGTAGTTAAGTGATTTAAATGAGGGCTGGGTGATCTCTTTTGTCATCATACAGAGCTACCATTCTGGCCCAGTCCTCGTTTAATTCATTACCATGTTAATCGAGGAGCTAAAAACAGGATATGAGTCTGAAAAAATATTACCAGAACAAAAATTATGGCGGGCTGTTTTGCAACGTGCTTTTGAAGACGTTATATATCCTGGTATGGAGAGACCGTTGGTGGTACAGAAATATAAGGCACACGGTTGGTTCTCTGATGGGGGTGACGATTTTGATACTGTCTGTTCTTTGGCTGGGTTTAATTACACTTACGTATACGACACTTACCAAACAATGGTAGACAATGAACAGGTCTACTTCTCCAAAGATCAAATCGAATACATCAATTGGCGTAAAGAATATAACAGAAAAAGAAAAATACGACTTTGAGTTAAAATATAGAATAGTTAAACGGTCCACAAAAGAATGCAGCAAGTGTGGATTAATAAAAAATTTATTAGAATTTTATTTTAAAGAAGGTAAACAAAGGCTTCAAGCTGAATGTAGAACATGTTTAAATGCTAGCAGAATTGCAAAACATTCATCAAATCCAATAGAATACGTTGACTATCTTACAAAAAATTTAAGAAATAATAGTGATAAGAAAAAACGTAAAGAGTCTAAACTTCAACGTCACGAGTTTTTAGAGATATTTAAGCTGCAGTTTGAAAGGTTCGGTGTCCGTTGTCCATATTCAGGCATTGAAATGACTTGGGAGCTTGGGTTAGGTAAGGCTAAGGAGACTAACATAAGTATTGATAGATTTGATTCTACGAGGCCGTATGAGTGGGGAAACGTTGTGTTTTGCTGTTGGTTTGTAAACCGTATGAAATATGATTACACTGATTTAGAATTTATTGGTGCATGTGAACATATTGCAAGTCATAAGGAGGGGTTTACTAAGGTAAGAAATTATCTTAAAGAAAAGGCCCAATGGGTGAAAAAATCAACTAAAAAAACCACTGGGCCTAGAGGGAGTAATTAATACCCAGTTAAGTTTTATTCATGTGCTACCTCCATGTCAACAATTTATCATGAATCACGGACGACGGCAAATAATATAGTTTAGAATGGTTCTAAATTATGATATCTTATAAGGTACAGTAAGGTACAGACAGTTATGATGTGAAAAATAGTACCGAGTACACTGAAACCAGGAAAATAGACTATTATCCTTATATACCAATGGTTATTCTTTCAGTGTAGTACCCTGAAAGTACACTGAATTTCAGACTACTATAAGTAACTCTACTGGTTAGGTGACCTTTTTTGTGGTAAGTATATATATTTAGATTATTATACCTATATAGATATTGAAAATTATGAATACTGTTGGAGCATTAAAGAAACGTTTAAAAGGAGCAGAGTTCTTGACTCCCAAACAAAGAACATTTGCTGAATTTTTCGTATCTAGATATCCAGACGTAACAAAAAAAGAGGCGGCTAAAGCTGCTGGGTACGCTGACAAAATTTGCGAGAAGACAGGTAGTTTATTAACTAATCCTGATAAATATCCTCATGTAGTAGCTTACATTGAGAAGTTAAGAGATTCAGCGGCAAAGACTTATAAGGATCATTACAGACATCTTAGAAGATTAGACGATTTATCAAAAAAGGCAGAGGACAAAGGTCAATTGGCTGCTGCAATTAATGCAGAGTTTAGGTTGGGTCAATCTGTTGGTTTATATGTTGACAAGAAGGAAATAAAAGTTCAAGACCTGTCAGCTATGTCGAAAGAAGAATTAATTAAACAGATAAATGAGTTACGTGATGAAATACCAAACAGCAAAGTACTCGAGATCGAAGCCGAAGAAGGCGAAGATTCTTCCGAAGACTGAAAAAGAATTCTGGAACGCATTTCATAAAATACATAACTCTCATCTGATATCAACTAATGTGGGAGCTGTTAGTGTCAACACTAAAAAAGAAGATTAGAGTTAATTACGAGGATGTTCAAATTAATCTTGTTTCACCTTCTAATGATAACGACGATCATTGTTTTGGGGAGTATGATTCTGTAAAAAATACTATTCATTTAGACAAGACTCAATCATCAAGATCACTTGCTAATTCACTTTTACATGAAGTACTTCATTCAGTAGTTTATCATTCTGGTCTTAATTCAGAGGGTAATTGTCTAGCTGCTGATAAAGATGAAGAGCTTGTTGTAAATAATTTATCTAACACACTTTCACAGATTATTAGGGATAATAAATGGTTCTTACCTTACATACAAAAGAATATAAATTCAGGAGATAAAACCAATGAGAAAACAGGAATCAAAACTATACGAAGAGCTAAGAAAAGCGTTACCAAACGTACACTTTCAAAGAATAGAAACAAACGTAGGCTTAGGAATTCCAGACGTTAATGGGTGTTGTAAAGGCATAGAGTTTTGGTTAGAGCTAAAGGTAAGTTCTGGTACAGCCATTCGGTTATCTAAATATCAAAAATCGTGGATTATCAGGCGTGGTAGAGAGGGAGGTAGAGTATTTATCTTGCGAAAGGCCCTCTCGGAGAGAGCTTTGAAACTGTACCAGTGGACATCGGCCATGATCCATGAGCCATCAACCCCCGTCCCATTTGCCACTTTCCCATATCCCATTGACTACGGCCAACTTCTAGATACCATCCTGAAGAGTCAGTTACCTGCAGCTGGGACCGTGCAGCAGGATCCGTGATTTCCCATCTCCCAACTCCCACTTCCCATTGCAAATTCAACATTCTTTGACCATCGACCCCGAGCCTTCCAGGAGCTGGTACCGCTGAACCTGTGGTGAACTCCCATTTCCCATTGGTAATCCACGCTTTTGTTTAGAAAAGCAGGACTGCAGCATCAGGATGCGGACCCGCAGCTGGATCCAAGTGAAGCTGGTAAAATAAATACTTGACATCGGCGTGGGATAATATATATATGCACATGGTAGCTCAATCATCTCAAACTTGTTAGCTCCTGTTTGTCCGTTGGGCTACCGTTATCTTGGGGCACTCGAGAAAAAGCTTCCCACTAAAGAATGAGGCTAGTCGTTTAGTGTTTATGGCGAAACCTATGATGCCCCCTGATCCCTGATCCATTGAGCCAGACGTGGCGTTAGCATAATCAATGGATCAGGGATTGGCTGTCGATCTCATTTCCCATTTCCCACTTCCCACTGCAGAACCAAGAACCGTGGTTTGTGAACTAAGAATGAAGGTTACTGGCGGTACCGCTGGTCCGCAGGTCAGGGTGCTGTAGATTACCTTACGCTTACACGTACGCATGTGTGAAAATTTTTTTGTTTTACCTCTTGACTTCTGTGGCTAAACATCTTATGTACATGGGACAACCAAAGGAGAACAACGATGACAAAAGAAAAACAAGAAGACAAAAGTAACTTACTATTTACCTGTCCAAAGCATGGCAAAGAAGCCTACTTCAGTATTAAGAAGTTTGAAAAGCACCCGAAGTGGGGAAAGGATATTGTATATGTTTGGTTTAAAGATGCAAAGCGAGGCGACGAAAAAATGTGGTGCAGAATCCTCAAGGGAGATAGAAAGAAAGGAATTGGGATTCTAGACAATCAACCATTCAATCAAATTCAATACAAGGTTGGTGATAAATTTAAATACCACACAGATGCCGATGGTATCACATGGAAGGTAGGAAAAGCATGAGTATTGAAAAATTTTTGCTTGAAGGAGAAAAGTCAGAGTCCTTCACTATTGAAGATGTCGTGAAACATGGTTGCAGCGGCGGGGTTATCCCGTCGCTGATTTACTATTATGATACAGTGAAGTTTCATGATGAACATGAAACCTGGATCTGGCAGCAGCTGGATCAACATGCCAACGTCGATGGCCTGTCAACCCTGCAATACATTTCCCGTTTGAACGGCGGAAAGGATGTGGGGTCATTGCGTCAATTGAAGAACCTGCTGAGCTGGTGGGCTGCAGAGGTTGCTGCACAGTACATCCTGAACGAAAGAGAGGAGCAAGATGCGTGCACTGGTTAGGTATATTATTTGGTTTGTTTCTGATGCGATCGGAATGGGGGCGCGTGTTCGTGGGCCTGGCTTTGGTAGCGATGTTCATTTAGTTCCCACATCCCGTGCCAAGCCTCAAGACTTTGAGTTTACAGATGAAGAGCTGACTGGCAGCAGGTACCGCTGGACCAGAGCTGACGCTGGGGTTTCCCACATCCCGCTGAAAGAAAGGAGTTTTGCTATGTATGAAGAAGCTAATGCATCAGGAGCTGGGACCGCTGTACCGAATGTAATCCCGTTTCCCATTTCCCACCGAAAAGCTGAGGTTGATGATGTGAAAGATAGACATCAGAAGCACGGCGGTACCGCGAAAATTCAGGTCTTGTTCTATTGGTCGTTGGTTGGTTGGCTATTATTCAATCTGTGAGGTTAAAATAAAAAATGAAATAAATGTAAATATTCGCTTGATATGGTCATGGGATTTGATAAGCTTTCATTGTTATAAATATAAACAATAGGAGTATATAATATGACAAAGACAAAAGAGAACGAAAGTCCTTTCGCACTTAAAGGAAAACAAAAAAAGCTTGTTATCCAAAGTTGTGAATTGTTAGACAACAAATCGCAATTAAGTAGTGATTGGAATAGAATAATAAAACCAGAATTGATTTTATTATTTGAAGATCACTCTCAATACAGTGCGGTAAATCATACCCTCACTGGTTTGGGTTGTGTTAAAAATAAAACTCATTATGCAATACATAAAAATGTAAAAGAGTATAATATGTTTGATAGTGAGAATTTTAAAAAACAATATCCTGATTTGTTTAAAAAGTTCAGTAAAAAGAACGTAAGAACGAATTGGACTTACTCAATAAAAGAGGTATAATTCATTATGACAAAAGCACTTATAAAAATGAATGAGATTATATCTCAAAACAAAAGTAATGATGAGATCGTTGCGGAATTAAAACAATTCGTGGATATCTTAAAGAATAAAAAAGAAAGCACGATTGATTGGCAACTTGTTGCAGGATATCTAGATCAACAAGTCTTTGAGTTCTTTTTAAGAAATCAAAATGATGAGAAGATCAAAGAGTTCGCAACAACACTCGCTGGAAATCTCGCGGAAAAATTTGGACTTGTGCGAGATACTACGACAATGACACGACCTAATTAAACCTAATGCGTGGCGGATAAAACCGCCACGCTGTCCGCCAGGCTATCACCTGTAGCCATCTCAATATTAGTATCTCTTTTTTCCTACATACTAGATTTAGCGATTTTTCCACACCACACCCCCTAGATTTTGCGAATGTGACTTGACAAACAACATACGTGCAAAGTTAGACAAATATGATATAACCAAAATACTTATGGATTTAGATTTACTGCCAAAAGAGAAGTTAATTAAGGTAAAACAACTTCTAGATGCAAAAAAGATACTGAAAGCGAGAACAGAATTCCTTTTCTTTGTAAAACAAGTATGGCCAGATTTCATTTGCAGAGAAGCAAATGAACCTTCTAAGTGGGGCCACCATCAAATAATTGCTGAGAAATTGACTCAAGTAGCTGAAGGCAAGATCAAGAGGCTCATTATCAACATGCCACCTAGACATACTAAATCTGAATTTGCATCATATTTGTTTCCTTCTTGGATAATGGGACTCCGACCCAAAGCCAAAATCATGCAGGTTTCTCACAATGCTGAACTCTCACAAAGGTTTGGTAGAAAAGTAAGAAACTTAGTTGACAGTACCGAATATAAAAAAATTTTTAATAATATGGGACTCCAACAGGATAGCAAAGCTGCAGGTCGTTGGGAAACTTCTGATGGAGGTGAATATTTTGCAGCGGGTGTCGGTGGTGCCATAACGGGTAGGGGTGCTGATGTATTAATTATTGATGACCCTCACACCGAACAAAATGTCATGTCTGATTCTGCAATGGAGAAGACCTATGATTGGTATGTATCGGGTCCACGTCAACGTTTACAACCTGGTGGGTCGATCGTGGTCGTAATGACTAGATGGGCTACAGATGATTTGACAGGAAGACTTCTCAAAGCGCAAGCGAACACAGGCGCGGACAAATGGGAGGTGGTCGAGTTTCCAGCACTCCTGGACGACGGAGAACCTGTATGGCCAGAGTATTGGAAGAAAGAAGAATTAGAATCTGTAAAAGCATCTATACCTCCTCAACGTTGGAACGCACAGTATATGCAAAACCCAACTTCAGAAGAAGGAGCCATCATCAAACGTGAATACTGGCGACCATGGTCGGGGGGCATGCCAGAGTTAGAATTTGTTATTCAATCACTTGACACTGCTTTTTCAAAAAAAGATTCTGCTGACTATAGTGCAATAACTACTTGGGGTGTGTTTAGACCATCAGAGGATTCTCCACCATGTTTAATGTTACTTGATGCAATGAAAGGTCGTTGGGACTTTCCAGAACTAAAAGCAGTTGCAACTGAAGAATATACATATTGGAAACCTGAAGCTTGTATTATTGAGGCGAAGGCCAGTGGACTACCGCTCATTCAAGAATTACGTAGAACTGGAATACCTGTTCAAGAATTTGTTCCTGGTCGAGGAAAAGATAAAGTTTCACGTGTAAATGCAGTGTCTCCTGTCTTTTCGTCAGGTATGGTTTTTTATCCTGAAGGTAAACAATTTGCTCATGAAGTCATTGAAGAATGCGCAGCATTTCCTCATGGAGATAATGATGACCTCGTGGACAGTACCACACAAGCTGTGTTAAGATACAGAGAAGGTAATTTTATATCGGCTGATTTTGACTATGAACCTACAGATCATGTAAGGTTGCCTCAAGAATATAAATATTATACGTAGACTAACATGGCTGATAATAATGTAATATTAGATTATGGTGAAATAGAAAATCTAGATGAAAAGAAACTAGAGGAAGCCAAAAAGAAATTTCAAGATACAGCATATACAATGGTTCGTGATGTAACGCCCGTGGTCGGTGAGTTACAATCCTATAAGTATGCATTACAAGATGCTGAGGCTATAGCAAAAGCTGCTAGAGGTGAAGAGGGTTATAAGGACATGACACCGATTGAAGCGTTAGCATACGCTGCTTTGACTGGACTTGGAGTTGCAGGGACTATTCCAATTGTCGGGCCTGTATTTAGAACAGCACAAAAAGGTATTCGTGCATTGATGCCGAACCGTGGAACACGGGAAATTGGAGGTCAAACAGTTCCTGGAGTACAAGCAAATGAATTTAATAGAATGAATTTAGATACTCCTATGAATGATGAAATAAGAAATGCAATTCAAAATGATCCTAGATTTCAAATATTTGTTAATAATTTACCTGATTACAGACAAGCACCTAGATACTTAGAATCTAATTTGCAAGAGTATCGTCGTGTTTTTAGAAATGATCCTGCACAAATGGCACGGCTAAATGAACAATATTCTACGAGAGGAAGCACTAAAAATTTAACTGAAGAAAAAGCGCAAGCATTAAAAAACGAAAAAGACTTTGATGCTAAAGTAATAGGTAATTCTTCTAAATCATTAACAGTACCAAACGAACCTTTAACATTTGGAAGAGGATTGAGACAAAATAAAAATGATACAGTTAAAGAATATCTTGGATCTGCAGCTTGGGACGAAGTAAATAGATCTGGTAATGCAATGGGTACACCGCAAGAGTGGATGGGTTTTTTAAAAGGTTTAAGACAAAAAGGAATTAAAGCAGAAGAATTATCGGACTCAGGATTATTGATGTTTGGTAAAGGTGGTGAACCTGTGGGTGGAGATGTATTTAATTTAGCCAAATCAAATCCAAAAATGAAAATATCAAAACAAGAAATTTTAGCAGCGTTAGAATCTAATCCAACGTATAGAATGAAAACGAAAAATTATAGATATCCAATTAATACTGATGAAGTATTGAGTGTGTATCCTAATTTTGCAAAACTAAGTAGAGAAGTAGAATCAATGATTTTAAGAAACACTACTGAAATGTCTAACGTTCAAGCGAGATCACAATTAAATAAAATTACAGATGATTTAAATAATGATAGAATAGATTTTAATGATTTAGCAAGCACTCTTTCTGCAAGTCCAAATAAATTATCTTCACTTGAAGCAACCAAAGTAAGATTAGAAAAATCTTTAGATCAATTTAAAGACAATGACAAAATACTGCTACGAGCTTTGATTGATGAATATGATAAAGCAATTGGCATTGCATCAAGAGCGACCGAAGCAACTACAGCACCAAGACATAAAGGCACTTTTCCAGGTGGGGGATATGATTATAGAGAAAAGGTAACTTATTTAAATGAAGCTATACCAGGTAACTCAGTTAGCATGAGAGTAGACAGTACTCACTTCAATGATCCTAATGCAGTAACATTTGTAAGATATGACACTAGAGGTGTTGATAATTACGGGGACACTTATTTCATGGTTGAGTTACAATCAGATCCTCATCAAAGTATAACTAAACAGGCATCAGAGCATTATAGACTTTTTAATAAAGGCGATAGTAAGACGAGCCCTGTAGATATGGTAAGAAAAAATCCAAATTCAAAATCAATAAGAACAAGAGTAGTAAAAAGAGAAATAGATGATCTTTTAAATAGACAGAATGAATTACAAAAAATTAATATGGAACGACCGCTTGCACCACCAGAGATTGAAGAATTAGACTCAATAATGAAAAGTATAAAAACTAAAGAAAGAGAATTAAATAGAATGCCTGCAAGACAAGGAGAGGTAACTCCAGGTAGTTCAAGTTCAAGACAATCTACTTATGATACTGGGGATATGACTTATGACTATTATCCGATGGGTAATGAAGCTACTTGGGTCAAAGCAAATATCAAAGGGTTAATTCATGATGCAAGAAAAAATAATAAAAGATATATTGCACTCGCACCAGCTGACTTTTTTCAACTGACTATAAACAATAAAGCAAAGATTGAACAGTTTTATGGTTTAGGAAATAAAAGACTAACTGATAGATTTATAAATGTAGATGCTAAAAAAAATTTTTATAATGAAGACGGATCTGGATTTGGTAAATATAGAAAATACAAAAAGGACAATCCTAATGATCTTGATGATCTAAGCTCCTCTCCTACTGAAGAATTAGGAGGAATGGCCGTGGTTCCAAAGGCCATGAAAGATGTTGCAAAAGAACTTGGAGCAACGTTTACTACAAAGAAAGTATTTCATACAGATCAAAATAAACTATACAAACTATATGATGATGAAAAAAAAGTGCCTAGATATGCTTTCAGTAAAAAATATGAAATGGAAGAGTTTTACAACAATTTAGACAGAAAAGGTGGATTAGAAATGATTAAAATGGAAGCAGATGATCCTAGAAATTTTGTCGAAAGTATAGTAATAGATTTACAAGGGACTAATAAAAAGGCAAAAATGAAAGCCTACAAATTTGGAGGATTGGTTGAAGTTAATAGATCTAACTTTGCACCATTATTTTAATGATTGATCAATACATAAAACAAGCTACTAAAGGTTCGCAAAATATTGCAGGAAATGTAAAAGGGCAAGTAGAACAACCTCAAAAAATATCCAAAGGGGTTGAGGGTTTTAAAAAAGAGCAAGGCATGAATTTAAAAAAAGGAGGCTTTATTGCAAAAGGATGTGGTAAGGTTATGAGCAACAGACGTAAAAAAACAAGGATGTATTGATGTCAGGAGAAAGTTTCGAAAACACAGATTTAGAAATTGAACAAGAAACAGGTTCATTACCAGAAGACGTAGGCACTGTGCTTGATGAAGATGAAAATGTAATTGCAGGAGAAGCTCTACCAGAAGTTCCTGTTGAATCTTTTTATACTAACCTTGCAACTGTTTTAGATGAGCAAACACTTTCTAAGATTGGAAGTGACTTAATATCTGATTACGAACAAGATAAGAGATCAAGACAAGAGTGGGTAGATTCTTACGTCAAAGGTTTAGATCTATTAGGTTTTAAATATGAATCACCAAGCAGACCATTCTTAGGTGCAGCTGGTGTAACACATCCATTACTAGCAGAATCTGCAACACAGTTTCAAGCACAAGCAATAAAAGAATTGTTACCATCAGACGGACCCGTAAGAACAGAAGTCATCGGTGCACAAACAGACGAGAAAATAGATCAAGCTAGTAGAGTTAAAGATTACATGAATTATATGATCATGAACAAAATGGAGGAGTACACTCCAGACATGGATCAAATGTTATTTATATTACCTCTAACAGGTTCAACATTTAAAAAGGTTTACTTCGATCCAGTAATGAATAGAGCATGTGCAAAATTTATAAAAGCTGAAGATTTAGTCGTACCTTACAATGCAACTGATTTATCAGATGCTAGCAGGATTTCACAAATTGTACAGACATCAGAAAATGATTTACGTAAGTTACAAGTTTCGGGATTCTATAGAGACATAGATCTCCCGAGACCAGTTTATAAACAGGATAAAGTCCAAGAGAAGATTTATGAACTGGAGGGCGTGTCCGCAAATGATGGACGGGATCGTGGTGGGTTATATAATTTAGTAGAAGTACATACTAATTTGGATATTCCAGGTTATGAAGATCCAGATGGTATTAAAGTTCCATACATTGTAACAGTCGATGAAGACTCTAGAAAAATTTTATCTATTTACAGAAATTACAATGAGAATGATGAATTAAAAAAACCAAAACAGTATTTTGTTCATTATAAATTTTTACCAGGACTTGGTTTTTATGGTTTTGGTTTAATACACATGATTGGTGGTTTATCAAGAACTGCAACCTCTGCACTAAGACAATTGTTAGATGCTGGAACTTTATCAAATCTACCTGCTGGTTTTAAATCTAGGGGATTGAGAATAAGAGATGATGCAGAGCCATTACAACCAGGTGAGTTTAGAGATGTAGATGCGCCTGGCGGAAACATAAAAGATCAATTTCAATTTTTACCATTCAAAGGCCCTGATGCTACATTGTTTCAATTATTAAACTTCTGCGTAGAATCAGGAAGAAGATTTGCTTCAATTGCTGATATGAAAGTATCTGACATGAATGCGCAATCTCCTGTTGGAACTACAATGGCGATCCTTGAGCGAGGGTCAAAAGTTATGTCTGCAATTCATAAGAGATGTTATTATGCAATGAGACAAGAATTTAAAATGCTATCAAAAGTATTTGCTGATTACTTACCTCCAGAATATCCTTACGATGTTATTGGTGGAAATAGATTTGTTAAACAATCTGATTTTGATGATAGAGTAGATGTTATTCCAGTAGCTGATCCTGATATCTATTCTATGACACAAAGAATACAGGTTGCACAAGCTGAACTACAACTAGCACAATCTAATCCAGGTATGCATGATGTTCATGAAGCTTACAAAAGAATGTACCAAGCTTTAGGTGTAAAAAATATAAATGGTATTTTGAAACCACCACCTGAGCCACCAAAACCTTTAGACCCAGCAATTGAAAATACTGGTGCTCTACAAATGATAATTCCAAAAGCTTTTCCTCAACAAGATCATGAAGCACACATACAAGCACACATGGCATTTATGACTTCTAGGATGGTTCAGGTAAATCCACAAATTTATGGTCTACTTCAAGGTCATTTAATGGAACATATTTCATTACAAGTGAAACAAGAGATTCTACAACAGTTTAATCAAGATGAAAGAATGGTTGAGATGCAGTCTGTTGATGAAGAGGCGTTCACAGTGGAGTTTGATAACGCTGTAGCACAAAGAATTGCTCAAAGAATTCAAGAATTAGTAGCTATGGAACAACAATTTACTGCTCAACAGAACCAAGATCCTCTTTTAGCTTTAAAACAAAAAGAATTAGACCTACGAGCGATGGATATTCAAAGAAAAGCTAGTGAAGAAGCACAAAAAATGGAGTTTGAGACTAATAAATTTAGTGCACAACAAACTTTAGCTGAAGATAAGTTGAATTTGAATGAAGAACTTGGTAAAAAAAGAGTAGAATTACAAGAAGAAAAATTAGAAAATGAAAAAAACCGTGAAAAATAGAAAAATAGGTAAAAAATTTGGGCCTCCACCTGAAAAAGGGCCTATGCCTCAAGGTTTTTTCAAAGGAGCTTTAGCTGATGCTAACAAAGGTCAAGCAATGTCACCTGGAACAGGGGCAACAGGTGGTACAAGAGGTGGAGGAAGAGACCCAAGTGCTCAATTTGATGGCACAAAGACATCACCTGCAGCAAAACAAGCTTTAGCAACACAAAGAAAGACAACAAGAGAAACTTTAAATCCATCAACTAAACTTTCAAGCAAAATTATTCAAGGGTTAGCAAGTTCAGTTATACCTGGAGGAGGATTTTTAGTTGCAAAAATGCAAGATTCAGTGCCTTATTACAAAAGAGGCAAAAACAAGAAAAAAACTAGTCCTTTTGCAGGTAGAGATAATGGAGGTGACCCAGCTCCGCTGCCAAAAGTTGAATCTATAGATATAAATGCACCAGAATTACCGATAGGTAAAAAACCAATTGTGCCTTATAAGTTTGATTTTCAATATAGAGATGGCGGAATGGTTAGAGGTTCGGGTAAAATTTTAAAAAATAAAATTAAGAAAGCGAGGATTTTTTAATGTGGTTTCAAGCGATAAAATTAGCAGTTTCTGCTGGAAGTAAGATCTATGCTAACAAACAAAAGGCAAAAATGGCAATGTCAGACGCACAATTGTTACATGCAGAGAAACAAGCACGGGGTGAGGAAGCATATCAGGGTAAATTATTAGAAGCCAGACAATCAGACTGGAAAGACGAGGCGGTCCTCATCATATTATCAACGCCCGTGGTAGTGCTTGCGTATGCGGTCGTATCGGATGATCCAACTGCTATGGACAAGGTAAAATTGTTTTTTGAGATGTTCTCACAGCTTCCGAGCTGGTTCACAAATTTGTGGATCCTTGTCGTGGCGAGTATATATGGAATTAAGGGAACTCAAATCTTCCGTAATGGAAAAAAATAGTGGACTTTGAAACAATAAAATACATCAAGACTAAACTGCTTGAACCCAAGAAAGAAAGGCTTAAAGATAAAGTTATAATTGGTGTTGACAATTGGGACGAATATAAATATATAATAGGACAGATCAGATCCATAGAGGATCTGCAACAAGACCTAACGGACTTGTTCAAAAAACAGGAGCTACATGACGATAATAACGCCGAAGGCGCAGGAGACTAAAAATGGAAGTCTTCTCAATGCTTACAAAACTAAGGAAGAAGTAGAAAAACTTTACTTACATTCCGATTCCATTGACAAAAAAGCCGTAGAAAAATTACCCCAACCAACTGGATGGAGAATGTTAGTTCTTCCATACTCAGGCCCTAAAAAATCTAAGGGTGGTTTAGTATTTTCAGATGAGACTCATGAGAGAATTCAAATGACAACTGTTTGTGCATTGGTTCTTAAATTAGGATCTCTTTGTTATTCAGATAAAGAAAAATTTGGAGATAAACCTTGGTGTAAAGAAGGTGATTGGATTATCTTCGGTAGATATGCAGGGAGCCGTTTCAAAATTGATGGTGGTGAAGTGCGTATTTTAAACGATGACGAAGTTATCGCTAAAATCAGTAATCCAGAGGATATACTGCACACTTATTAAGGAGCTAAGATGGTAAAAGATAAATATGGTTTAGATACCAGTGAAGTCGAACTTGACACTTCAGGAGTAGAAGAAAAAGAAGTTACAATTGAGGAAAAAAAGGTTGAATCTAAAGAACCTGTTATTCCAAAGTTTGAAGTTGAACCAGATGGTACAGCTGTCAATGAACACAAAGACGATAAAATAGAAGTTGTTCAGGCTGAGGAAACAGAAGTAAAAACTGAAAAAGAAGATGATAAAAAAGATCCACAAGACTTAAATCAATATTCTGAAAACGTTAAAGGTAGAATTGGAGATTTAACTAGGAATTGGAGAGAATCTCAAAGGAGAGAAAAAGCAGCTTTAGAATATGCAAAAGGCATTCAAAAGAAAATGGATGACATGCAGAAACGTTTTCCAAAACTTGAGGAAAATTATCTATCTGAATTTGAAAAGAGAATTACCTCAGATTCTGTTGATGCATCTAGGGCACTTCAACAGGCTATTGATTCAGGAGATTCAGGAGCTATTGCAAAAGCAAATGAAAGAATAGTTCAATTAAGTATTGAAAAAGAAAGATTGGCTAACACTAAATATATGCGTGAGCAAGAAGCTGAGAAAGTCAAAAATGAACCACAAGAACCTCAAATTCCTGAGATTCAAGCCTCACCTAAAGCACAAGCTTGGGCTGAGAAAAATGAGTGGTTTATGAATGACAATATCATGACTACTGCAGCACTTGAAATAGATAAACAAATCAAGGGTGAGGGTATTGCAGGAGACACAGATGCGTATTATAATGAATTAGATAAACGACTGGGAGAATATTTTCCTCAGAAGTTTGCTAAGCCCGAAACTGCAGGCACTGTAGTTGAGGAACCTAAACAGGAGCAAAAGAAACCCGTCCAGACTGTTGCTTCTGCTGTTAGAAACCAAGATGGACGCAGAACTGTGAAACTCACCAGGTCACAGTTGGTAATCGCTAAAAGATTAGGGGTGCCACCTGAAGAATACGCGAAATATGTTAAATAAAGGAGCTAAATATGAGTGATATTAAAAAAAGAGTTTCGCGCGAGTCAGATCAACGAACAACAGATGTTCGTAAAAAGGTCTGGTCTCCACCGTCAAGTCTAGATGCGCCTCCGCCACCGAAAGGTTATGTCCATAGATGGCTGAGAGCTACTTCAATGGGTTTTGAAGACACTGGAAACATGTCTAAGAAACTTAGAGAGGGCTGGGAATTAGTTAGAGCTGAAGAGTTATTAGAACAAATTGGCCCTAATGATTATCCTGTCATGAGAAGTGGTACACACGAAGGCGTAGTTGGGGTTGGGGGCCTATTGTTGGCTAGGATACCAGAAGAGATTGTGGAATCGCGTAAAGACTACTTTAGATCCAAGACCAAAGGTCAGATGGACGCGGTAGACCATGATTTACTGAAGGAGCAACGACCAGAGATGCCTATCAATATTGATAGACAATCTCGAGTAACCTTCGGAAGTGGAACTAAAAAATAATTTTTTAGTGACTACCAAGGGGTTATTAAACTAACAACTAACAAACTAAGGAGTAACAACCATGGCTAATCAAAGTGGTAACTTTGGCTTGAGACCGTCTAGAATGTTAGGAGGAACACCGTTTAATAACTCGCAAAACAGATACAGAATATTGAAGAACTACGGTACTGCAATATTCCAAGGAGACCTAGTAAAGGCAGTGACTAACGGAACTGTCGAAAGAGCTGGGGCTACCGATAACCCTGTTGTTGGAGTTTTTAATGGAGTCTTCTATACAGACCCGACTTCTCAAAAGCCTACGTTCAAAAATCATTATCCAGGCACAATAAGTGCTAACGATATTATTGCGAACGTTATCGACGATCCGAATGTAGTTTACGAAGTTAAATCAGATGGAAGTTTTGCGACTGACCATTTGTTTGCAAACTACAAGATCGTTGCAACAGCTGGCGACACTAATTCAGGACAATCTAGAGAAGCTTTAGATGAATCAACTGCAGACTCTTCGTCTACATTTGTTTTACAAGCAATTGATATTTCTCAAGATCCTGAGAATAGTGATCAAACAACATCAAACGTAAACGTACTCGTTAGAATCAATGCTCACCAATACAAAGGTGGAGTAGTTGGTTTAACGGCATAATAAGGAGTAAATAACTATGGCTATATCACGAGCACAACTAGTTAAAGAACTAGAGCCAGGTTTGAATGCCTTATTCGGCCTGGAGTATGATAGATACGAAAATGAACACGCAGAAATCTTTACT